CGTCATTGTGGTCATACATTCGGTGGTGTTGATGTTGCAGTAACTCAGCAAGCTATTGAATTGAAATCTGACCAGTATGGTGATGCAGCATTGAAATCAATTGATGCTGGTATCAAATTGGAAGTAACTGCAAATTTAACGGAAGCAACATTTGATAACTTAAAAATGTTGTTCTGTTCTGCCACTGATGTTAATTCAGGTGATGCCGATGAATATCTTACTTTTGGTAAGCCTATTGGTGGTGAAATTGTTACTGGTGAGCTTGTTCTTGAGCCTACTGATGGTAGTTCAATGTTTCGTGTTTATCGTGCTGCTGCTAATGTTGGCAATGCGATTAGTATCATGTTTGATGCAACGAAGCAGAGAGTATTTGCCTGTAAGTTCATTGGATTAATTGATAATACTCGCCAGAATGGAGATCAACTTTTCCGTATTGGTGGCGTTTACGCTCTTAATTCTTCTCTTACGCTTGAAGCAATTACTCCTTCACATGGCACCAAGAATGGTGGAACTTCTGTAACAGTCAATTTTGATCCTGCATGGTGTATTGATCTTACCTCATTGACTATTACTGGAATTACTGCAAAATTTGGTGCTGCTGGCACTCCTGTTGTTGCAAGTTCGGTAACTGCTAAGTCTGCAACATTTACAACTCCTGCACATGCTGTTGGTGCTGTTGATGTTATTATTTCTGCTGTTGATGGGGATGATACTTATTCCCTTACATTAACAAGTGGATTTACATTTGATGCATCCTAAGTGAATAAAGGAGTGGGGGGATTTATTCCCCCCACAACATAAATGCTACTTTTGCTATTAATACAAACCTTATGGAGATTAACAATGGCTGAATTCGATCCGACTAAAACACTTGATTTTTCTGATTTGGGACAACCTACAAAGTTTAAGTTTAATGGTAAAGAATTTGAAATTCCATCAATTTCTACTAAGAAAGCAAAAGAATTGATGGCAATGGGACGAAAAGCTTCAAATGATTATCGAGAAGTATTAGAAAAGCGTAAGAAACTGGAAACAATGCAGAAAGCTCAAGAAGAGGGGGAAGAAATAGATCAAGAGATATATAATACTCTTGATGATGAAATTGCAGAAGCGAATTCTTCATTTGAAAATCAAATTGCATTCATTACGGCGGTAGTTCCTAATGTAAAACCGGAAGAGATTGAAGAATGGCCCGCTAAAATGATTGGAAAAGTTATAAAACTCATTAATGATAAAATGAGTGGTGATGATATTCCTGAACCTGAAAAAAAAACTGATCAGACAAGTTCGAGAATACATTGAAATAATGCGTATTTCTAATGGGGGAATAAGTATTGAATATTTAGAAAGTATTCCTATAGACAAATATCTAATTCTGAGAAAAGCGGCGGAAATTGAAGAAATAGCTCACAGAAGAGTGGTTATTTCTGATCTTAATGCCGCTTTTTCTGGTAATAAAGAAGCAACTGATGCATTATTGAAAGCGTACCATGAATTAACTGAAGGTGAAGAGATGTTACGGAATGATAAATCAGATCATGATTGGGAAAAGAAACTTGGTAAATTTGCTAAAGGAACTATAACGAAACAAGTTCGTAAGACTCCATTTGCTCGTTAAAGGAAATTGAAATGGCCGATTCTACTGAGGGTAAATTATCAGAGGTTTTTGAAATAGCTCTTGATTTGACCAGTTTTGAAACTGGAATTAAGACTATTTCTGTACGATTTGATTCTTTGTTAAATTCTGCAAAACAGATGACACAAAGAATGAATAGTACTTTTATGAGTATGAATGACTCCTTGAGTAAAGGTGGCAACTTTACTCAAATGGAATCTTCATTTAATAAATTATTGGAAGTTGTTAATAAGTTAGATTCTGCTGGATCGGCACATGCTAATTATTTATCTAATTACATGAAATCTATTCAATCGGAAACTACTGCCAGCACTTCTAAATTGAAAGATTTCATTAAGCAAATGGAGTTTGTTTTAAAAGCTGGTGGAAAAGCTATTCATCCTGATTTAAAGATGCAATATACAGCAGATTTAACTAAAGCTAAAGATTTGTTAGGTCAAGTCAATGCAAAACAGAAAGAATTAAACCAAACAATGACTTTAGCTAAAAATATGGATATTTCTCAATCAATTAATAAAGCTAATGAAGCTTCTGTAAAATTGAGAGAAAATTTTACTGCAACAATGAATAAAATGAAGGAGAACATTGGTAACATAAAGTTTTCTGGTCAATCTGACATGATTTCTGTTGGGGATGCTCAAAAGAGATTAAATCAAGCAAAGGCACAGTATCAGGAATTAGAGAAAATTACAAAACAATTTACTTCCCAAATTACAAAACTTGAAACTGAAAGGGATAATGTTGCTCTTGCTAAGACAAAAGAAACTGATGAACAACGATTGAAAATGCTTAATAATTATTTCAATCAGTTGCAATCAAAAATAAAGGAAATGAAAAATTTAGAATCTACAATGAACGCTTCAACTCCCAAAGTTGATTTTGGCGGTCATCAGACTTCTATTTCTAATCAATCTCAACAATTGGTTTCACAATTTAATTCATCAGGTGTTTCCAATATTGAACAACAATTGAAACAAATGCAAGAAGTTTATAATAAAGTTAGAATGGCATCCAAAGACACTTCACTTGCAAATTATACTGATTTGCAAAATATGAAAGAGCAATTTCAATTATATGCTGGATCATATCGAGCAAATATTGAAAAAATAATACAGGCTCAAAGAGATTTAAGGGCTGCTGGAAGAGAAAGATTAATTGATCCTGCAACTTATGAACAAGAACGAGCTAAATTGGCAAAACTTTTGGCTGAATACGATAAATTCGGTCCAAAAATTCGTTCAATGGGAACAGAAGTAAATAGTACTATTCGTTTAATGGGTAACGAAGTTGATAAGGGGTTATTTCAAAAATTTAATGAATCAATGAGACAAATAAGATGGCAAACTGCCACAATGATATATTTAGTAAGTCGTGGATTTCAGGGATTCAAAAGTTTAGTTGCTGAAAATTTGGATATGGTTTCGGATTTTAGAAGAAAAGCTCTTATATTAACTACTGAACTTGGAATGTATGCAATAACTGGTTTAAAAGATAATTGGGATGAATTTTTTGCTTATTCTATGCAAGCAATGGCAAAATTGCAAGCCGTTTCAACGGAATCATTAGCTTCTTTTGAAGATTTAAATAGAATTATGAAAGTTTTAGGACAGAGGGGAATTTTTCCTAAAAACGATGAAGATATGAAAGCAATTGGTACTATTGGAACTGCTATTAAATCTTTGACAGAAGGTGCAACTGCTTCTGGTTTTAAAATGGAAAAAGAAATAAGAGATGTGTTAATGGTTTTGGAAAAACCTACTGACAGATTAATTAATATGTTTAAAATGGTAGGTATTAATTTAAAAGAAGGATTAAAGGATGTAAAACCTGAAGATTTTTTACAGAAAATGCAATCCTTACTTCAACCATATGCTACTTTAAATGAAAAACTTTCTCAAGAATATGGAACACAAGTAAAACGACTTGGGGAAATGTGGGATTACATTAAAAGAATTGCACTTACTCCAATTGTAAAAGAAGTTGCAGAAGGATTGAAATCTTTTACTGATTCATTAGGAACTGTAGGAGGATTATTATCAGCAAAAGGTCAAGCATTATCGGATATGATGCATAATATTTATGAAATGATAAAAGAAGTTATTGTTGGAACAATGGTAATGATTTCTTCCATTTTAGGTTATATATTTGGTATTGGTAATCAAATTGCAGATGTTTTTAAGGGCATACAGGATGGTATGGGAGCAGGAGCAACAAAGGCACAAACTTTTAAACAGACTTGTGAAGCAATAGGAGTTGTCGCTAAGAAAATTGGAGATGCATTTAGAGAAACATCAAAATTAGTAAGTCAATTTTTTGATGCTGAAGCAGGACATGGTTTTGTTGAAACAATTGCTCCTGTTGTAAAAGATATTGCAAAAATAATGGCAGAAGCATTTATTATTGCTGTTAAAGATATACCAAAAAATATAATGTCAAAAGATTGGAAAGAAATTAAACAAAAAACTCCTGAAGATAGAGAGAAAGATTGGGGACCAATAGGTTGGGGTATCAATCTTCATCAAAAGTTATTTGGAGAATCCCCAAGTACTTCTATGGAGAATCCCTATTCTGTTCCTAATCCAAGTGCTAATTACAAAATGCCTGAAATTAAACCCAAAATGGAAACAGAAGAGGCAGAAAAAGAAACTAAAAAATTTATAAGTGAAACTGAGGAATCCTTTGAAAAATTAGCTCAGAATATAAAAGATAAAACTTTTAATGCAATAGAAACTGCTGATTGGGAAAAAATAGATCAAAAACTTAAAGATATTCAAGCAAAATCTATGACAGGATATGAACAAATTGCAAAAAAGAAAGAAAATTCTTTAGAAGTAACTAAACAAGAAGATACTCTTTTGAATGAAGGATTAGCAAAGGTTAATAAATTTATTGCAGAATTAAAATCTAAAAATCAATTATCTGATGAAGATAATGCAAAATTAATGAGAGCAGAAGGAACTTGGGGTACTATTGTTGATATAATGAAACGAGTAGTTGATTATAAAAAAGCTATTAATGATGAATCTGATAAAGAAAATGCAAAACATTATGCAAATCAGATAGCTCAAGCAGCATCTTTGGAAAAATTAACATATAGTATGAAGGGAAAAGATTCTGATCCTGCATTAAAAGCACAAGAGCAGTATCGAAATAGATTGGTTGAAATTGCTGCATTAGAAGCAAAAGCAGCAGAAGCAGCCGATACTCGTTGGAAAGCAGGAGAAAAAGAAAATCTTGAGTTATTAGCACAACAGGAATTAGTTCGTACAACTACTGCTGGTAAAATGCAACAAGGAATTAAAGCAGAAGAATTTAAACAAGAAATGATGGCAGATGTTTATGGTTTAATTGAAAAAGATGCTCAACATTACGCTTTATTGCGTATGAAAACATATGCTGACATTTATTCTGGTAAATTAACTCCTGAAGAGGGAAAAGCGGAATATGCCCAAAATGCAGCAAGAGCACAAAGACAACGCCAATTAGATTTAGTTGAAGTTCAGAAACAATTAAATGCAACGATGAATGAAACTTATTCAGAGTATGCAAAATTATTGGGTATGTCTGGTAATTGGTATGATAAACAGAATTCTCAATTAATTTCATTGGGGGTTGAATGGTCAAATTATCAGGAGAAGATTGCACTTGCAAAAGAACAAATTACTAAAATTTATGGTGCTAATACTCAAGAAGCACTTATGGCAACACAAGCTTTACAAAATCAATTGTTAATGGAACAAAAGATAGTAAATGAAAAATATATAGATATTATGAATCCATTTTGGGCATCTATGAAACAGATGACTCAACAATGGGAAGATCAAGTATCCGATGCATTTGCAAAAGTAATAATGGGTGCAAAAGATGCAAAGAAGATATTCCAAGATTTATTTCATACGATGATGACAGATATTGTAAAATCGTATGTTAAAAATGTTCTTGTCGGTCCATTAATGGGTGGATTAAATAAAAGTAATGATAATGGACAAACTCAAGGAATTCTTGGAAATCTATTTGGTGGTGATAAAAAGAATGGTCCTGCTGGAATTAAAGATTTGTCCAGTGTAACAATGAGTCATCCATTACCTGTTGTTGTAACAAATCAAGCTGGTGGAATGGGGGGAAGTTCTGCAAGTAATAGTGCTATGCCTGTTTCATTAGTAGATACGAAGGGAAATACACCAGCAAATAATATTATGCCTGTTTCATTAGTAGATACGAAGGGAAATGCATTAGTAACTTCTGCTGCTTCATTAAATTCGGCAAGTAATAGTGCAAATACTCTTAATGCTAATAATATGACTGCATTTGGTGCTGGTGGTAATTCTACTGGTATTAATGCTATGCAATCTACATTAAATCAATTATCCACAAATCAATTAACTGCACAAAATTGTGGTGATGCTGTGGCATTAGCTGTTAATAGTGGATTAAAAGCTCAAGGGGGAACTACATTTTTACCAAGGGGAGGTTTGGGACCAAATCAATTAACTGAAATGGGAAATGCATATAATACTCCTGTTCTTGGAACAAATGGAAATCCAGTAACCCTTGATTCACTTCAAAAATCGGGAGCAGGAACAATAGTCAGGATGACAAGACAACCGGGGGATTATAATTATCAATATGGTAATTCCCATGCTGAAACAATTGCTACAAATCCTTCAACTGGCGATCTTGGGGTTGCTTCTTATACAGCAGGAAAAGGTTTAAGATGGAAAGACCTTAATGAACAGTATGTTTCTCAATTGCCAAAACAAACAACGGCTGTTAATCCTTTTAATACCTCTATAGGTGCTCCAAGTGCTGTGGATAAACAAGCATATTATAATAAACTTTATGGATTTAATGCAGATGGTTCAATGAAGCAGCAACCCAATGTTCAAGTAGCAGGAGAAAGTGTTATACTAAAAAATGGAAAAGCTATACCGGAATCTTCTACTGGTACAGGTTCAGGTTATCCCGGCACTGGAACAATGTTTCCTACAGCTAGTCAATTTGATCCATATAAAACTTCTACTGGTGAACAGAATTTAATGGATTTGGGAAAAACTGATATTACAAAAACAAGTGGGGGAAGTCCTAATTTACTTGATTTAGGTAAAAATGATATGGGGGATACTCATGCATTAGCAATGTTGGGGATGCAAAATTATAGTGCTAATACTGCTTTTTCACCAAATACAAATGCTTTAATTCCTTCTCCTATTGCAACACCAACTCCAAATACAACTGCAATAACTGGTTTAAGTGGACCGGGTGCAGGAGCAAATGCATTAGGAAATATGGGTGGTGCAACTCCTGTATTTGTTACAAATATGCCTTCAGGTGGATTTGGTGGTGGAACAGGATTTGGTGGTGGTGGAACAGGACCGGCGGGGAATTTGACAAATCTTGGACCCAATTCAACTGGTCCCGATGCAGCACAACAATATTGGAATAAGTATTATGGATTAAATGCAGATGGTTCTACTCCAAATTCTTGTGGAACTGGTTCTGGTGGAAGTGGTTTATTTTCTGGAATTGGAAATGTATTTAGTTCAATTGGGAGTGGAATTAGTAAAGGTTGGAATTGGCTAACTGGAAGTGGAAGTTCTGGTTCCAATGGAGGTTTATTTGGAGGTTTATTTGGTTCTGGTGGGGGTAGTCAAGGAAGTTTATGGAATGCAAATCAAGGACCGTGGAAAATAGGTGATCCTTGGTTAGATTCAAGTCAAGCTAATAGTGCAAATATAATGCAGTATAATAGTAATTATTGGGGCAATAATAAAGGATTGAATGGTGGTCAAGATTTAAGTAATTTTTGGAGTAATCCATTTGAAAATATGTTTTCTTCTGGTGGTGGTGGATTTGATAGTGGTGGTTATGGTTTTGCAGAAGGTGGAACAATTGATGAACCTGTTATTGGACAAGGATTAAATAGTAAAAGGAAATATACATTTGGTGAAAAGGGAAAAGAACTTGTAACTCCCCATTCTAAATTGAATGAATTGGGTGGGGGAGATCATTCACAAACACATGTTCATTTTCAAGTTCATATGAATGCAATTGATACCCAAACCGGGGCAGAATTTTTAATGAAGCATATGCCTATTTTGGAAGGACAGATTCATAAGGCAATTACAAATAATCGTCAAGTTAGAAATGCTATTAAAGGAGTAAAATAAAATGGCTGCTTCCGATTTTAATTGGTGGCCTCAAAGGGTTGAAGTAACTGCACCAAAATGGAATACCGTTGCAACTGAAATGGACGGTATGAAAAAGAAGGTTCGGTTGAAATCAACAAGACCATTAAGAACTTGGACTTTATATTTTAGAGTTCAAGACAATGATCAACAAAAGGCATTCTTAGCTCATTGGAATGCACAAATTGCGGATATGATACCCTTTAATTGGTATTCAATTCCTGATCATATTTTAGAAACTGATACTGCACCGTATTATGTTAGATATGCTACAAATACGGCATTTAAGGAAACTCCAACTTTATTTGGAGTTTGGGAAATAGAAATAACTTTTGAGGAAGTTATTTGCTAATAAGGAGTAATTAGAAATGCCACTTACAATACCTTCAGGATTACAACCTTGTTTTTATCAACTTTATTCAGAACCACTTCAGATTTATGAACTGTATTTGGATACTCCTTATTTAGTTCCAAGTCATTATTTTGTTTGCAATATTGAACCAATTACTTTTGGTGGACATGTTTATACACCATTGGCTATTAAACGAAATCCAATTAAATCTGAAGATGGAACGGTATTAAATGAAGTTGAAATTGGATTAGATAATGTTGATTTAGAATTTTCAACATTGGTGGCATCTGGAGCATTTAATTTAAGACGTTGTGTTATTAAATTAGTTTTTGCAAATGCTTTGGATAGTCAAGGATTGAATTACGTTACCATTTTGGATGGTCAATTAGATGAACCAAAAGGAGATAATCGTTGGGCAACAATGATGATTAAACCTTTTCCATGTTTTTCCAGAGATTACCCAAGACGGTTATTTCAAGTGCAATGTAATTATACATTTGGAGATTCTGATTGTACAATGAATGCCTCCAATTTTGCATTTACTTATACTGTTGATGATACCGGAGCAGTAGATGCTTCAACTTGTTCTATTATTAATTTTGACGATGATACAAACGATGACGATTATTTTGTACCGGGGTATGTTTTATTTCTTTCTGGTGCATTGGAAAATATTGTTCGTCCAATTGTTAATAGCACCAGTACAACTGTTAGTATGAGAGTATCATTTCCATTTGCTCCTTCTCAGGGGGATACTTTTAAAATTGTTAGACTTTGTGCTAAAACTCCTTCAAGTTGTCAGGCTTTTGGAAATTATTTAAATTTTGGAGGATTTCCTCAAGTTCCGAAGCAACCAATCATATAGGTGAATCATGGATGAAATAATGTCTGCTGAAAAAGAACAGGAAGCTAGGGATTTAATTATTGCTGAAGCACATAAATTATATAAAACTCCTTTTAGACACAGAGGTAGAACAAGAAAAGGAGTTGATTGTGCTGGATTTATTTATTTAGCATATCACAGGGCGGGAATTGAAGTTCCAAGTAGTGATGGAAAAATGTATGAACCAAATTGGTTTTGGTTTATTAAAGAAGGGGATGAACGCTATTTGGATACAATGTTAAAATATTTTAGATACATTGAATTCCCGGAACAACCTAAAATTGGAGATTTAGCAACTTTTAAAAGATATGGAAATATTGTTACCCATGCTGGAATAATTGACAAAAATGGACAATTCATACATGCTGAATCTGGAAGATATGTTACTTTTACTGAATTAGAACATAGATATTATAAATCTCGATTTCATCGTTTTTTAAGATATAGGGGATTTAAATAAAATGTCTGCTGGTCAAATGATGGGTGGAGGAATAGGATTTCTCCTTGGTTGGATGATGGGGAATCCAATGATGGGTTTTTCTATTGGTGGAATGTTGGGTCAATGGATTTGGCCTTATGTTCCTAGTACACCAGCATTGGGAGATTTGGGAATTAATTCATATGTTAGAGATATGCCTGTTCCTGTTTGTTTTGGAAAAGATAAGGTATATGGTGGTGTTATTTGGTTAGGCAAAAATTGGGTTGAGGAAGCAAATGATGGAAAAACAAAACAACCTATTTGGGTAACTGTTTATTATGCTGATTTTGCTATTGGTTTATGTGAGGGACCAATTGATAAATTTTTGAATTACTATTGTAATGATAAATTACTTCAGGATGTTGAAAATACAAATTTAAATCCAGATGATCATATTGAATTAACAATTCATCATCATTTTGGAACAACAGATCAAACTATTGAAAATGATGTTTTACATTATCAGGCACATAAATATCCAAAGGTAATTCATAAAGTAATTGATAATTATACAATTGGTGGGGATGGAAGTCATGGTGGTGCTACAAATACTGCTGATCATTGGTATATGGACTTTGGGGGCATTCCAAATGAAACTTATCAGGAAGGTGTTGGATATATAACTCATGGTGGAAAAAAATATCAATTTGGAGTTCTCCATCAGTATCAAGATCATATTGTAATCGGTGATCCTTGTTCTTGTTCTGCATGGCCTACAGGAGTTCCTAATGTTGGTGATCCCCTTTACATAGAAATTGATCCTGATAATTTGGAACAGATTGATGCAAAAGCAGTTCCTTGGAGAAATACTGCATATATTCATTTAGCAGGGGCAATTGGAAAACAAAATTCACTTCCTTCATTTGCAACTGAATTATTGGGATTAGGAATTGAACAGGATGGTTATCAAGAATCCAATCCAATAGTTGCTTTGTATTTATTTTTAACTGATAACAGATGGGGATGTGGAATTGATTTAAGTTTAATTGATGGTGATCCTTGGACTGATGGTTGTTCATGGAAAATATGTAAAGATTATTGTGATGTATTAGTTGATAATGGAATGGGACTTGGAATTACAGAACCAAGATTCCGATTTAGTTATACATTTACAAATAATACAAAAGGTTATGATTGGGTAAAAGAAATTTTAAGTACCTGTCGTGGATTTATTTATTATTCCAAAGGAAAGTTAAAAGTTCAAATTGAGAATAATGATGAACCAACAGTTTTTTATTTTTCTGATAATTATGAATTGGCTAAGACGGTAGGAGTAGGTTCAACCACAACTGTAATTTATGCAGATTTTTCAAGTGTTCCCATTAATTTCTTTGCTGGTGATAATGGAAGAATTACAATTAATGGAGCAAAATATGATTTAATAATTGTAGCTCAGGATGCAGTTTCAATTACTCTTGGAATTGAATTACCAATTGTTCCAAATGAAGGAGATTCTTTTTGGGTAAAGAAAGAAAATATTGCCAAAGATGGTTTTCAATATTCAAGAAAAGCAAGTTCTGAATTAAATAATAGAATTAGAGTTCAATTCATAAATTGTCTTGATGGATACCGTAATGATTTTGTTGAAGTTGATAATCAATATGATATTGATACAACGGATCAATTAAGAATTCTTTCTGTTCAGATGGATGGAGTTAAAAGAAAATCTCAAGCAGCAAGAATGGCAAATTTTCTTGATGATTTCAATACTTATGTACAATATACTTGTACAATTAATACTGATATTGTTGGTTATCTTTTAACTGTTGGAGATGTGATTGGAATTCATAGTAATATTACTGAATGGGGGATTAAAACATTTCGTATTACAGCAATGGAAGAAGCAGATGATTATTCCGTTAAATTAACTGCAATGGAATATTGTTCAGGAATTTATAATGATTCTGCTGCACCTTATCAAATAACTGATTCTTATGAATTACCAAATTATTATGCTATTCCTGATGAAGTAATGCAATTAGCATGTTTTGAAGATACCAGCACTAATATGATTTATGTAACATTTCAAAGACCAGATTCAGATACTAATCCTTATTGGTCCGGTGCTGGTATTTATGTTTCTCAAGATATGGGAACATCTTTTCAGTATGAATGCTTAATTCCAAGAGATAATGCAAGTGTTGAACTTTTAAATGATATTGGATTAACTGATACAAATATTCAATTTGATTTGACCACATTGTATGAATCATTTCCTGCTAGTGGATCATTTTGGATTCAATCAAGTGCTGGTGTTGAAGAAGTTGCTTATGACGGAATTGATGATACAAATGGATATTTTCAAAACTGTACTAGAGGATATAACAATTCATCACAAATGGTCCATAATGGTGGCGATTTGTGTGTTTTAAGAGCAAAAACAACTCCCGGTTTCAGTTACAGTTTGAATTCTCAAATTGGAGCTACTTTAATTATTAAAGCAGTTTCAACAACATTATTTGGTATTTATGCTGATCCTTCTAATGCTCCAACATCTACTCTTCAAATTCAAGGATATGCAGCAAGACCAAATCGTCCTTGTCTATTAGTTTTAAATGGAATTAACGGAAATGATATTTTAACAGATAGTCAAGATGCTGTTCTTTCTTGGTTAGGTGTAACCAGTGGGGTAAACATAGGATTTGGTTATCAATATGGAACAGATAGTTTTGGAGATGGTGCTAATCAAGGAGCATATCAATATATTGTTGAAGTTCTTTCTCAAAGTAATAATGCACTTTTAAGAACAGAAATAATAACTGATTTAACAGTAACAACTTGGACATATACTTCTGCAATGAATGTAACAGATAATGATGGAATTTATAATTCAGATATTATTTTTAATGTTTATCAACAAGGAACCAATCAATTATTTTCTATGCCCCTTACTTTAACTACAAATCAATAAAGGTTAAAAATGAGTTCAGGATTGGGATTTGGTTCAGGTGGTGGAGTTCTTGGAAATGTCGGTTCTATAATTGGCATTGCAGGAGTTATTTATGGACTATTCTTTGCTCCAAAAGCACAAACTCCTGTTCCACAGGATGTTCAATTAAATAATTATGATCGTTCAAAACCTGTTCCTATTGTTTACGGAACAAATAGATTTGCTGGCACTACTTTCTTTTTAGGGAATACAGGATACCAATTAGTTGAACAGGGTGGAAAAGGCATGATTATGAGTATGGCTTTTTCCGGTGCTGGTGGTCAAGTTAATGAGCAATTGTACTATTATGCTCAATTTTGTGTTTCTTTTGGTGAAGGCAATATTGTTGCAATAACCAATATTTATATTAATAATGAACAAATCATTGATCAAGACAATAATATATACAATTTAAATTGGAAAATTTATTTGGGAACTTCTGATCAAGATATTGATCCCCATGTAAATTCTTGGTTATCGAGAACATATCCAACTTCATGTAAGGGAGTTAGTGGAAGTCAACCTGATTGGTTTCATGGTTCTCCTGATTATGATATTCTTTATTATGATTTTTCAAGATGGCCTATGGGATTTTGGAATGGGTGCATAGGTTCATTTGTTATAAATAAAAAGCAACATTTTTTTGAATGTGTTGATCAAGTAGATTCTCAAATGACAATCGGTACACCAATGTCATTTGATATTCAAAATCGTGATTTCTGGATTAATACTAAGTTATTAAATGATCCGGTTAATTCCCCTCCTGTTCCTTGGAGAAATACATCTTATGTATATTTAAATGGCTTAATTGGGCCTTGTAATACTGTTCCAGTAATTAAAGCAGAGGTAGCAGGAAAATTTGCATGGGGGGCAAAAAATATATCTCAAGAATGGCAAACTCTTTTTGAAGTTACAAATTTAACAAAAAATCCCCCTTATAATTGTGGTCATTCTTTTCAAGGAATGTGGGTTGGAACAGACCAAACAGATATGTTGACAACTCCCGCTCAACCCCCTGCCTGTTTTGGATTTAATGGTCCAAATGTAGAAGGATGGTTAGTTGATCCTGATAATGGAGTTACACAATTATTTTCATATTCAACGCCACCAGAAATGAGTAATGCTTTAACTCAATGGTGTGAAAATTTAGGAAATTTAATTCATTACGGTTGCACTTCTTTAGGTAAACCCTATTTGGTTACTTTTGATCCTAATAATGGATTTTATCAATTTGTTTATTCACCAGATCCAAATTTATTAGCAAAATTAAGTGGTTGGTATGATGGAATAATTTCTGATGGAACACACCTTGTATATATTTATTTGGCTAGTAGTCCTCAAATTTGGCTAACTGATGAATTTCTTTCTGGATTTGAATTATGTTTTTGTGATTTTGATCTTAGTTCTTGGAGGGCTTATAATAAAACATGGGGAATGTGGATGACCATTCTTCCTACTGTTTATCCTTTGCGGGGAGTAGCAGGACCGGGACAGGAAGGAATTACAAATACACATCATTATTGTACACATAATTTATGGGGATTAATGTTAGAAGATGGTTGTCATGTTGGACAAATGGTAGGGCATACTTTAATTGATAATTTTGGATTAATTCCAGATGGATATGTTGCATGTGATGCAATGTGCATTTTAACAGATTGTTATCTTCTTTGTGTTGCTTCATTAGGTTGGGATGGATTTAATGGAACAGAAAGTTTTAGAATTTATAAAAATGATCTTAAAACCAAAGTAGCAGAATGGATTAACCCTGTTACAAATACTTCAAATACCTTTTGTGGTGGTCATATGGTTTTTTGGTTAAATGCAATTTATGTAGAAATTACTGAAGCTGATCCAACTGGTGCAAGTCCTACAGCATATTCTCGATATGTTTTTGAAGTTCAATTAGAAGAAAAAAATCAAACAATTGTTACTAAAATGCCTAATCCACACGAGGGTTATTGGGGATGGGATAATCTTTGGGTTTATGAAAATTATATAATTAATCATTGGTGTAATAAAGACCCATTTCCTCCGTTTTCTGGCAGTACTTATAGTTTTGATGCAGTTGATTTTGGATTTCAATATCTCAGTGTATCAACAGGAACAGGTGGTGATGCAAATCCAATTGAGGTTTGTTATGATTTTATGATAAATAATAGATATGGAATGGGTATTGATCCATCTTCATTTGATGGTACTCCATATGATATTGGAAATAATATTGGGACTTGGGCAATAGAATATCAATATTGTAATGAATTAATAACTGTTTCTGATCAAAAGGTTAAAGAAGTAAGATTTGCTTTTTCAAATGTTTATGATAGTACTAAAAAAGGATTTGATTTGGTACGAGATATTTTGTCAACTTGTCGAGCTTTTCTTTATTATTGTGATGGAAAGATAAAAGTTAAAATTGAAAAAGCAAATGAAAAAGCCCAATTTTATTTTGGACTTGATGAAGAAACTTACATTTCATTAGAGTAGGATTGAAATGGCTGAAGGATATGATTTTTCATTAGTGGACGGGATTACATTTTCGGATGTACTTCCTAATTCCAGTTCAGGGACTAGAAATGTATCTTTGACTTCTGGAATGAAATTACATTTGAATCAATTTTCTAATTGGAATTCACATTTACATTTACAATCAGGAATGTGGATAGAGGATCATCTATATCAAGAAACAAAACCAAGTTCCTATTTTGAATCTTTATCTGATGGAATGAGGATGTTTGATGGTGATGGAAGCAGGGGGGAGTTTTGGCAAATAAGAAGTAAATCTCGTATTTGGTTTACAACAGAAAAACCAGATAATTATTGGGCAGGGGATACAGGAACAGTAACCTTTCCTGAAGGTTACGGGGCCGATCCTTATGGAGTTTTTGGATATGGGGAAGCAACTTTTTTAAAGTACGAAATTTTTGTACTTTCTAATACTGATAAATATATTGATCTTGCTTTAGCTTTACTTTATGAAGCTCCAACAGATTCAATTGTTTATATTTACAAAGATAATATAAAGAAAGAGACTTTTTCATATACACAAATTCCACATCAAAATACCCATAATCGAATTGATGTTGTTTATAGACCAAGAATTTTAGGGTATATTAAGGATGTTATAACTATTTCTGATGAATATGATATTGAAACTTATCAGGAATTAAGAAAACAAAGTATTGAGATGCTTGGGATTAAAAGAAGATCACAAGCTCAAAGAATGGCAGCATTTTTACTTGATTATAATTGTTATATAAATTGGCAATGTTCATTTGAAACTGATATTTTGGGTGTAATGCTTTGTTTGGGAGATATTGTTGGAGTAACACATCCTGCTCCTAATTGGATTGCAAAATTATTTAGAGTTGTATCTAGTGAGGAAATGCAGGATTTTGAAGTTAAATTAGAACTTACTGAATATGTTCCTAGTGTTTATCATGATAATGCAGTTCCTTATCCTGATACTGATGTTCAGTCAGAAAATAATACTCCAATTAATAGGGCAGAAGTTCCACAGGAAGTTGTTAATTTTGAAATAATTGAAGATTGTTTAAACCCTGTACTTCATATTGCTTTTTCTAATCCGGAAGATCAATCTAATTACTTTATGGGGGCAATGATTTATAGACAAAATCCTGATACATTAGAATGGTCTAAAGTGGATATGGCTTGTCAATCAACAGCTTCCGCTCCTTTATGGGCTGCTGTTGGACTTGCAGATACAACAATTTATTATGATCCTGTTAATGCATATGATTCATTTCCTGAATCTGGTACAATTTGGATTGATTCAGAAATGATTACTTATAATGGAATTGATGATGTTTTGGGGGCATTTTATAATTGTGTTCGTGGTGTAAATAATACTCAAACTGCAAGTCATGTTGTTGGAGAAATTTGCGTTTTTTATCAAGATAGTTTATTAACTATGAATTATGATGTAAAGAATGATGTTGGAAAAACATTCACTTATAAAGCAATTGCAATAACTTGTTTTGGAATATTTGCACAAGGAATAAATGCACCTACATGTACTTTAAGTATTTATGGATATACGGCATATCCTTTTTCAGTTGGTGATTTAAATTGGCAAGAACAATAAAGGGTACAAAGGAGAATTAAATGGCAGTTACAGTTTATCAATCAACAGATGCAGGAGCGGCAGCTTTAACTCTTTCTGGAACAGCAGGAGATTTAGTAAGGTTACTAGATGCAGTTTTAATTAATGGTTATTCAGGAAAAGCGGCTGCTGGATGGGCAATTGCATATACTGCGGCTAATAAAAGATCATATCGACCGGCAAGTGGAAATAGATATTATTTATATGTTGATGATGCTGCTGGTGTTGTTACTGCTGCATATGCACTTATGCGTGGATATGAATCAATGGCTAGTGCTGCTGATGCTGGAACAAATCCATTTCCATCGGTAGCACAAGTAACAAATGGTTGTCAGGTAACTAAATCAAGTGCTGCTTCGGCTGCTGTACGACCTTGGATTATTATAGCAAATGCAACTTTCTTTTATTTATTTATAGATACGACTGAAACTGCATTTAGTTCTGGTAGTTTTTATTGTTCATTCTTTGGTGATTTTGTAAGTTATAAATCTCCATCTGAAACATATAATACTATTATTTGTGCTCAAAATGGTGGTTGTATATCCCCAATTGGTGCAGTTGCAGCTAATAGTGCTTTAAATGCTGGATATATAGCTCGTAAATATGATGGAACTTCTATTTCTGGTGCAGCAGCAATTAGTCCTATAAGTGATTTGAATGGATTATTGAATGCTGCTGCAAATTCCGGAGCACTTATTTCATTAGTTTATCCTGAAACAATCTCAGGTAAACTGTATTCAACTCCTGTATATGTAATAGAATATATCGGTGCTTCTGGTGCAGGAGTAAGGGGATGGCTTCCCGGTTTATGGATTCCATGTCACCAAAATCCATTAACTCATGCAGATACCTATTCTGGTGCAGCAGGTTCAGCAAATGGTAAATCATTTTTAGTTATTAAGATTATATCCGCTGTGTCTGCCACTGTTGGGCAACTTCATATGGAAACTTCTGATACATGGACAGGTGTTAGTTTTACTTAATTAAAAGGAGAATTAAATGGCAGTTACAGTTTATACTTCTGACGATGCAGGAGCAATTGCAGGAAATCTAACTCTTTCTGGAACAGCAGGAGATTTAGTAAAAATATTGGATGCTTGTCTCGTTGATGGTTATTCAGGAAAAGCGGCTGCTGGATGGGCAAGACCAGCATTTACTCCGGTTACTAATAAAAGAGTTTATCGGGCAGCAAGTGGAAATAGATATTATCTCTTTGTCGATGATACAGGGACTATCACTGATGCCAAGTCTGCGTACATTCGTGGCTATGAATCAATGTCAGCTATTGGTGATTTAGGAACTGCTCCGTTTCCTACAGTGGTACAAAAGGCTACTGGTTGGGTAGTAAGTAAATCTGATAGTGTATCTGCTACTTTAAGAAATTGGATCATAATTGCAACTCCTACATTCTTCTATATGTTTATAAGTTACAGCACCACAGCTAAAGGTGGAGTATATTATTCTACTTGTTTTGGAGATTTTGCAAGTTACAAGGCAAACGATTTAAACAGCACCATAATTGGTGGCTCTGCAATGGGTCTAATGACCATAACCAGTGGATCTTTACCTACCACTATAGTTGGTGGAACTCTTTCCACTATGAATTTAGCTAGGAAGTTTGATGGTATAGGCACTTCTCCTTTAGTCATGCCACTTCCGATGAATGGTTTAGCTTCTCTACCTATTGTAGCATATACCTATGCTACAATAGGATCAGTTGGGCTTCCGTCATACCCTGATATGGCAAGTAGACGAGCTATTTTTACTCCATGTTACATTATAGAATGTATAACTGGTTTGCCATTAAGAGGTTGGTTACCGGGTTTATATATTCCTGTATTCCAATCCTCGTTTAATCATGGTGATCTTATTGTTGGCGAGGCTGGAACAAATCTAAGTGGTAAGACATTAATGCTATTGAATGTTATGAGTGCGTATAGTGGTCAGACTGGTGTAGCTCAGTGGGCAATGGAAATTTCTGACACGTGGCTTTCGGTTAATTATTAAAGGATTAGGATTATGGCTGACCGTGGAGCAATAGGAAAATTTAATAATTGGGATTTTGGGGCTAAATCATTAAAGACAGCAGAGACTCTTCATATTACTGGTTTATTTACAGATTGGGACTTTGGAGGTATTCAAATTAATGATCCAACTTTTAAACATACAACACAAAATTTTTTAGATTATAAAGTAATTGATCCTTCTATGGGATTGGATTTGGCAACTGCTTCAACTATACCGTTAAATGGATATATTTGTGGGCATGTTTATACAGATTCAAGTGAAACAGTTCCAATTGTAGGACAAGTTGTATTACTTATACATAGATTAACATTTCAAGTAATTGCAACAGTAAAAACTGATTCCAATGGCTATTATGAATTTGATTTTTTACTTGCAGGAGTTTCTAATTATTGTGTACTGGCCTTTGATCAAAATAATGTTTATAACGCAATGCGTTATGATATGCTTATGCCGGGAAATAAATAATGAGTTATACGCCACCTTCAGGAATTCTTGCAAATTTGGATAATGCAGCATTGCCATATACTACATTACCTGTAGGTACGGCAGTTAATATTGTATTTTCTTTAGATGGAACATATTATGTTTTATCCAAATCAGATGGAATGACTTTTACTTCCAATACTAATAATTTAAATGATTTAATTAATTTTGCATTACAATCATTGTCAGATGATTCTATATTTACTGATGTTTTACCATTACCAATATTTAATTATTTTCCTGTTGATGGAATAAATTTTACTGATTTTTTAACCAATCAAGCTAATTTCCCAAATCAAGTAGGGGATGGAATAAGTTTTACTGATTTTTTAACTAATGTAGTTAGTTTTGTATTAACATCAATTCTTGATGGAATGACTTTTTCTGATTCAACTGATTGGCAGGAAGCAATCAGTAATTGCTATTCTTTAATTGAAGGAATGACCTTTGCTGATGCAATGTCACATTTGTGTTTAATTCCTCCATTTGTTTTAACAGAACTAATGTGGTGTTATGCTAATGCAATTTGTCCAAAATATCATCCTCCATATGGAATGATTAATATTTGGGCAAATCCTGATATTTTGCGTTATACATATGTTCCTGATAGTGGAACGGATGTTGATATTTGGTGGGAAGATGATCCTCTAAGTAGTTTTATAAGGGCAGGAGATGGAATTTCTTTTAAAGATACAATATCTGCATTTGTTAATCAACTTGGGCAATCTTTATTAAGCAGTTCAATTTTTTCAGACAATGTTGGATTTCCAACTCTTCGACAATTAATGCCTCTTTTTGATGGAATGACATTTAACGAAGTATATTATTGGACAAATCAATGGGGGGAAATAATAGTATCATGGAGGGGAAGAACAAAAAATCCATTAATGGGATACGGAGGAATGCCTTATGGTGACATAGGTTATGGTTCAGGGGTGGCAACAGATATTGCAGGATACAGATTGCAGATTTGGAATGGTAAAAAAATGATAAGGGAAGTTGATTTTAGTATTCCTGATCCAACTGATCCTGATATTATGTATAGTTACCTTAAAGCTGCAAATCAATTAGATAATGGTGGAACATTTACCAGAATTTTGACTTTTTATATTTATGCTATAGACTCAAATGGAGTATTATCAGTACCGGAAAGTTTTACAACAAAATAAGGAGAAATTATGTCAAGTTTCACCACAACTTACCAATTTGAAAAACCGGATTATAAAACACTCCGGTATGACATTCCCTTGAATGCTAATTTGGATTTAATAGACATAGGATTAAAATGTTTTCCTGCTGCAACTGCCCCCGGTACTGCTGGAAATCAACCAGCAATTGTGGTAACTGAAGGGGTTCTTTGGAGGGATTCTACAAATAATATATTAAAACAGTATAGTGGTACTGTTTGGGAAAAGATGCATTCAGATTCAATAGTTTGTCCAATGAATGCAAAAACTACTCCTACTGCTCCTTCATCGGGAATTCTTAATTATTATGCTTTGTCTGTTGGTGGTATTGCTTGCCCAACTTGGCAATTATCAAATGGAAAAATTATTACTTTGCAGCAATTGGCTCATATTGCAGCAATTAATAATTTAAGTTTACCAACATTGATAGAATCCTATGGAACTGCTGATGGAACATTTGAAAATGTTACAGATACAACAGCATCCGATCAATCAACTGCTATTAATGATAATTTTCAAGAATCTGCAACGGCAATTAATAATGTAACTACCGTTGTGACTGATTTACAATCTAAGGTAACTACACTTATATCTAATTTACAAACTCTTGGTATTCTTGCTTCGAGTTAAAGGAGATTAAAAATGAACGTATTTGATGCAGATGGAAACATTATGTCCATTAATGATTTACGAAGATTAGTTGCACATTCTATGGGACTTACCGGCTTATTTACATTTGTGTGTAGGGATAAATTTGGTAATTTTAAATGGAAAGAACAATTCAAGAACATCGTTACAAATGAAGGATTGAACGATGTATTAAGTGCTTATTTTGCTGCTGGATCACAAAGCACTCTTTGGTATCTTGGTATTTTTTCTACAAATTCAACCCCTCTTGCTACATGGAATGCTGCTGGTATTGGTAGTCAATTTACAGAATTTACAAGTTATACTTCTGCAACAAGACCAGCATGGACACAAGCCGGTGCATCAGCACAACAAATAACTAATGCTGCAAGTCCTGCTTCTTTTACAATGAATGGTGCTGGAACTCTTTATGGTGCATTCTTAATTAATAATAATGTAAAAGGTGGCGTTACTGGAAAGTTGTACTGTTCTGCTTTATTTGGAAATTCAAGAGCCGTATTGGGTGGTGATATTATTACTGTGACGTATCAGATAACCGTGGCATCAAATTAAGTTTTAGAGAAGTTGCGGGATTAATTAAATGACTGATGAGTTTAAGAAAATACTTAAAGCCGGTGGAGATAAGGTATGCCCTTTACATGATCAAACTTTTCAATTGGTTGATGCACAAATTAATCAAAAATTAACTGAAAAGGAGTTAAAAACGGTTGAAAGAATCAATGCATGTATTTTAGAAGCAGGGGAGAATTTGCAAAAATGTATTTCTTCAGCTAAATGTGATTTTAACATGGAAATTGAAAATGTAAGAAAAGAAGCAGAAAATTACATTGACAAGAATACAAAACCTGTTTGGGATAAGATTTACCATTTTGAGGACAAACTTGATGAAGTGGAGAAGACGGTTGAGGGATATTCTGATAAGAATAGAAAAGCTAATGCAGAAAGGATTGACAAACTTGAAATAGATTGGGGAAGTGTAAAAAAGGACGTAGACGCTATGAAATTAAAAATGGCAAAATGGGCGGGAGCTTTTGTTGTTCTCATTTTCTTAGGTCAGATAATTGGTGGAGTAATCATTTCAGTTGTATTAAAAAGCACCATTGAACAGTTGCATACTCAATCTGTGGGGGCTGATATGACTCATGTTGTTCCATCATACAAGCGTCAATCATTTACTATTCCTCCTTTGCATAATAATTTTAAATTTGAGGCAAAGCAGGACAAAGAAGTTGATTGCTGGACAGAATCAGGATTTGATGATAATATTGCACTGGCGGGGGTTTTGTGCAACTAAAGGCGAAAGATTGGGGGGGTAATTATCCCCCCATTTCTATTTGATGTTCCAATGAAATTGTCTTGAGTCTTTCTTTTTTTAATTCCTCTTGAGTATTTCTAAGACTAATAAATAATTTATGTGTAAAAGCAATCATTTCTTGTTTGTGAGCTTCTTCTTCAGCTTGTTTAATTATGCTGGTAATATTTTTATCGTCAAGGTAAGTTAATTCCGATAGCCATAGTAGTTCTTTTTGTGTCCACATTATTTATCTCCAAATTTCTGGAAAATCTTTTACTACAATTAGTACATTCATACCAATAAGAAATAAAAGAAATTCCTAAAAAAGTATTTTTGAACTTCTTCCAAAATTCAGAATTTCTCTTTTTACATCGTGGGCAACAAGGATTTAATTCTAATTTAGACATTTCCTTTTAAACCTTTTTCAAGTTGATCTAACATTGCTCTTATTGTAGTAATATCTTTTTCCCAATCATATTTTACTGCTACAGGAGTAGGAGTAGGTGTTATCACTATTGGATTTGCTAAAAAATGTTCATAATGTGCCATTCCATCATGAACATATGTTAATGGAATAAACTTGTCTCTAAAACTTCCTGAGTTATATGCATCAAATATATCTTCCAATTTGGTGGGCATGTATTTTAAGATTCTATTATTTATATAATCTAGTACCCATTCCATTGTTTTTGAATCATCATTTAAACTAACAGGATCACCATTATACCCCAATTCTCTGGCGGTTTCATACATTATCTGAAAAGAGGAATAAGAACAAGAAGCTGGTTTTCCATATTTGGCAATTGCTGCTTGAAGTTCTTTTGAATGATTATACATTCTTCCGCCAACATAAAAAGCTGGTTCAAACCGTGGAGTTTTGTTTATTCCATAACTTGATTCATTTTGTGCAATAGCTCTTAATAGGGTAACGGAATCAAATTTGAAAGTAAGATAATTGGTTTTTAACTTTGGAGCATTTTCTATAATGAGTGTATCAATTTCTGACATTTTATTTCCTCCATTTCGTCAGGTTCATCTTCTTTGAAATAATGTGAACAATCAATACAAGAGAAATTCATCCAATTAAAAACTGTAGCATGGTCTAAACAGTTTTCATAAAAGATACAATTTATCTTCCGGTATTTTTCTACTTCTGCAATTGTAACTATTTCAATATTTAACTTCTTAGGTTTTGGATACAACAATGGTTCAATTTTGTCAAGTTTTGCCTTCCTTGTTTTCTCTTTTTCTTTATCCTGACATTTATTACACATCTTTATTTTAAGTTTTCGAAAATTAACTCCTGTAGCTATTTTAACTCTGCCACATTTACATTTACCTTTCCATAAAGAAGCACCAAACTTATCTCTGCCCATAAATTTGATGATTTTATAGAAACCAAATCTTTGATTGAGTAAATCTTTAATATTAGCCATTTTATAATCCGTGATTACTGAATAATTTTAATAGTTCATGACCAGTCATTTTATTTGGGTCTTTATCTCTTGTGGGAATTAAAAATTTAGTAGGGCAAATGATTCTTTGGTTGTATTTATGATAATGAAACCAAGCATCTCTATCAAAAAAGAATACCACCAATGAAGGATAGAGATTATTAAGTAAAGTAATTTGTTCATCGGTTAATAATTTAGAAAATGGAGTTGTGCAATAATACCTTTTTGGATAATATTTGTAAACAAAATTCCTAACATTGGTGTAATCAAAAAATCCCTCAACAACAATGATATTAGAATTTTTTGGAATGTCCTCAAGATCAAACAACAATTGTTTTATATCACCTTCATTGTGATATTGTTTCTTTGTTAGATCACGCTGTTGATATGCTCTTAATCTTCCATTATGATAAATAGGAAGAATCAATTTATTTGCTGCATATCCTTCTGTACCTAATTTTAGCCGATACATTTTGGCATCAACATGATTTAATTTCTTTTCTTCAAACAAATTAGCCAAAGCTTCATTTTCTTGTATGATACGTTTAACTACTCTAACATTTTTAGGTAGTTTAATTCTTCTTATATCTTCATGTACTTCATAAGATGATTTTTCACTTCTTTTAAATATATTTTTAACTTTCTGAACAACATCTATTTCAGAATCGTCAGAACTTCTATCACCTATTATAATTTCTCTAGCCATATGTAATGGTATTTCACACATGATTTTCATAAACCATGTTAAACTGCCAGTAGCAGAGCATACCCAACAATTGAAAGTTTTATTTTCTTTGCTTATTCCAAAGTGATAACTGGTATCCCCACAGGAAGGACAAGGTTGAACACCGATCCAATCAGACCCTACGTTCTTACTGTCTAATGTATAATCAATTCCTTGATTTTCAAGAAAACTGATTATATCAAATTCAAGTATTGCATCCTCCAAATTTATATTCATTTTAACCCCTTATCATTTCTTTCAACCAACCCATTCGTTTATAATACTTTTTCCTCTTATCACTGTATTTCCAAAAGTACCTGTCTTCTTCCCCAAAGTCATCATAAATATCTAAAACCAATAATATTTCTTTATATTTTGTTTTCCTTCTTCCTCTACCTATCTTTTGTATTAAATTAGATAAATTCTTCCTTCCTGAAGCAACTATAACGGCTTCAATATTTGGAATATCTGTTCCAACTCCAAATACAGGAGTGGAAATTAACACTGGAATTTGATATTTATTCATTCTTTTTATTATCTTTTCTAATATATCTCCACCTAATCCTGCATGGGCAATTACTGGTTGAGGCAATTTCTTATTTGCTTTCATTTTAGCAGCAATCGCCATTGCTTGTCTTGTTTCGTCTACCAGAATTAATACATTATCCTTTTTCTTTGTAATTAAAGCATATTCAATCATATCAGTAATTAATTTATTTCTTGTAGGGTGTAATAAAAAATCTTGAACATAAATATCTTGATAATATTTATTATTTGTATGATTAACATTTTCAAACATGTATGCTTCAACATCGGTGATTCTTTCTTCTGCTTCACTTTCACTTACTTGAGTTACAATTGGACCCAATTGAGATGTTATTCTAAACCAATCTGCTTTTTGTGCTCTTGGTATAGGAGTTGCGCTTAATCCAATTCTAACCCAAACATCCGGCAAGGATTTTAAAATATTGGCAATTGCTTCTTTAGCTAAGTGGCATTCATCTACAATCACCAAGCCACCTTTAAAATATTCATTAAAATCAAATCCCTGTTTCATTAAATTTTGAACTGAATTCCATACAGCAACAATTATTGGTTTTGCCGATTGTTCTTTACCACAAATTAATCCCACATCGAAACCATAATTCTGTAATTCACTGGTTGTTTTTCTGGCTATATTTTCTCTTGGAGTTGTAATTAAAGTTTTTGGATTTCCAAATTTTTTAATTAACCCAAGAGTGATAAAAGTTTTTCCCGAATTGTGAACTATTATTTGATTGGCTGAAAAATTATGATATGGTTCTTTGCAAATAATATCATATGTGGGTTTTTTTCCAACATATTCTATTGATACAGGAAAGGAAAATTGTGGAATTGTTCCTTTGAAATTTAAATCAGCATTAAATGCATGAGATTGAAGATGTTTTTCTTTTTTCTTATGTATAAGATTTTTAGGATCATTATCAAAATGATCTCCATTTTTATGATGAATATGATATTCAGAAGGATTAATGAATTTTAAAGATTTACTTGCTATTTCATCTTTACGAAGAATCCAAATATATTCTGCTAAACTAATATGATTTAATTCTGCTTCATAAATTGCTCTATGAAGTTCAATTCGTTTAGTCCATCCTCTTGCCATTTTATTTGTTTCTACTTTTTGAGCATATGGATGGAACCATAAATTTGTAATCATTTTATCCCACTGTTTTTTCTTTTTTGTATATGATTTGGAGGGATAAATGGGATCAATCATTACTGCATAATCTTTTGAAAATAAATGCAATAGAGGAACAAATCCTTTATTGGTCATTATTGGATGATTTTTTGTTCCAATAATGTAATATCCATTTTCAAGAATTAATTTCCAAACGGGTTTAATACCACTAAAAACTACATCTTCAATTTCATGTAAAATTATTTGAGAATCATTAAAGGATCGAACAAATGTTGGAATATTAGTATCCCACGATCTTCCATGTTTTTGAATCCCATGAAATCTTTTATGCAAATTATACAAAGATATTGAAAATCCCTTTTTGGCTCTGTTAACAGGAATATTAGTATCTCCAATTAAACATCCTGTAGGAGCTTTAATTACCCCACTATAATTATTGTTAAAAAAATTTAATACTTTTTCCTGATAATCTTCAAACACAATTCCTTTTATTTTAACATCTTTAATCCTGTTAGGAATATTAGGAACCATTGGACAATCCAAATCATAATTTACACCATCCTGTTCCATTTTAGATATGACGTAGGGAAGCAATCCTAATCCAAATTTGCCACCTTGTCGGGAAAAGTAGGATTTGGTAGCAGTTACCAATTTTCCTTCGTAGGCTTCCAATTTGGTCTTATATGTGTGAGATAACATTTTATATATATAATCCCAATGATCTTCATTTCTCAATACTCTACATTGTGATGCATTTAATACTTGAATTTTAATCATGATCTGATTATCCTCAATAACTGTCTGATTCTTCTTCTCGGTCAGATTTCTTTTCAGCTTTTTTCTCAGGAATTAAATTACTACTTGCTTCATCCAATGCAATTTGCCCACGTTCTAAATCTTTAACCAAAGAAACACTTAAATGTTTGGGACCATGCCTATATTCAGCAGTAATAATTCTGTATATGCTATTTTTTTCTTCTGCATCTGTTTGACAAATTGCAAGAATTAAATCAGATATTTGTGCTGGTTCAATTGCATCTCCCATTTGATCTGATCTTAATGTTGCTGATCTCATTGCATCTCTATTACCCTGCATTGCTGTGATACGCAACTGATTTCTTTCTTTTGCTCCTGCTTTCATTAAAGAACAATTAGCAGCAATAATTTCTTTCTTTTTAGTAATTCTTTTATCAGGAGTTCCCATTTCACCAAGGTAATCAACAATTACAACATGAAATAATAATCCTGATTTTTGTTCTGCATCATCAATAGTAGATTCAAGATCAAGAGCATTGAATTTTCCACCACTTTTATCAACATTCCAAAGTTTACCACCATTCCTTCCTAAATTACGTCTTGCCTTTTTAACTGCTTTAAGATCATAAATTGTATTGGGTTGAGCTTGAACCTGTACCCATTCTTTATGATTTAATTCCATTGTTTTTACTGCTTCATTTGGTTTTGTTCCAAGAAATCCTGTTATTTGATCAAAACGATCATCAATTTGATCCTTAGTCATTTCCAATGATATAAAAATAACATTAAATCCTTGTAATACTGCTGCAATAGCCATTTCCATTAACCACCAAGTTTTTCCCGCTTTGGTAGCTCCAAGAAATGTCACAAGCCAAGTGAAATTCATGCCTCCAATTAATCTATCGAGACATTTAAGTTGAGTTCTAACATCGTAACTTTTACCTTGCTGCCTTCTTTCAATGTATTCCTTATCTTCCAAGAAATCATAACAAGATTGTTTAACTTTATCTGGTTCTCTTAATGCTTTAGTAATGATAGCTCTTGCTTCATCATATTTTTTATTAGCTATCATTTGGGCAAATTCAACGCTTGCTTCCTCTAATCTAAAATGTTTTAAAGCATCATGTAATTTATTTAATATATATTTTGGATTAGAGTTTTCAATATGTCTTAATCTGCCAACTAATTCAATAGCTCTTTCTTTTATTTTGGTGGGAATTAGTTTTTCTCTTTCCTCAAATAAATCATAAAAATGATCTTTTGGGGATTCTTTATGCTGATCATAATAATCATATATAAATTGCATTACAAATTGTTTTTCTTTTGTCTTAAAAACAGATAGTTCTACAGCACTTCTTATTTTGGTTAAGAAGTCATCATGAAAAATACAATTTATAATGATATGATCAAGGAAGTGATTAGTAAAATCTAATGCCTCTGGTATTTCTTCATCTCTTTTAAACTCTTTCCCATTATCTTTACTTTGAAGTTTTAGTTTCCCCATTAAACACCCCGAATTCCTCAATTTTATCTAAGAAGGAACGAAATCCCATCTTCTGAAAAAATGATATTAATTCGTCCATCTTTAGATATGTTTCTTTGTACAGGAGTTTATAATAACAAAATGGGAGTTTTACCAGCTTTTGAGCGAATTCAACTTTATCCCAATTATCAATGATGTATTTGTTCTTTTTAATTTTAATATTTCCACCACTATTAATAAAAGTTAAAGCAGAATCTTGAGCAATACCGGGAAGCAATTTAACATTATCTGAAATACATCCTCCAATTCCCTTAATATCTGCCCACACTGAAGGTTTGATCTTATACTTGTTTGTAAACCATTTTTCAGTCTTAATTATCTTTTCTTTTGGATCATATATCTCAACATGATCATTAGCAAGTAATTGATATAAATCTTCATCTTTAGTAGCGATAATGTTGTGCTGATCTGAATACTGATTTACCCAATAGTAAAATAGATCATCTGCTTCTAACCCCCACTTCATATAAGAAGCAAAACCTACTTTATGCATCCAATTGACTAAATTTTCGTACTCTTCTCTAATTGTCTTTAATTGTTCTATGAGATTTTCATCTCTTTGTAAAGACTCATTACGTTTAGCCTTATATTCCGGGTAGATACTTCTTCTGAAAGAATGATTACTATCCCACATGATAATTACATTGTCTGGTTTAAATTTCTTAGCCATTGATAAAGCAGCATTAATGAATCCAAAATACATTCCGGTTCTTGATTCATTATGAGTTAAATGAAATTGTGTGGTAATAGTCCTGTAAGCAAAGAACTTACCATCAATTAGTAGATTCTTTTTTAGTTTCATAAAGTTTCCTTGAGCATTTCATCTCTTTGAGCTAATGCATCTAATTCAGCCGAATTTTCTGCATCTAATTGTGCCGGAGTTTTACCAGTTACAGGATCAAGAAAGAATTTTACCCTTCTTTGGATTTCATTAAAACCCAATTGATATACTAACCAATCAACATTATTCTTTTTAGCCAGTTCTCTTTTAGTTTTTCTTGATAAATAAGTTAGATCATAACCAAGGGGTTTAATAACTCTTTCCATATCAAATATTTTATTTTTCAAATTATCTTGTGCAAGTTGTATTTGTTCTGCTTTATTGATCATTTGTCTTCTTAACCTATAGTTGTTCTGAGCTTTTTTATCCTTTGTTCTTTCTTTAAAAGTAGGAACAGGAATTACTCCAATTGCTTCTTCGGTGGTATTTACTTTTTTTGCTTCTATATCCTTTATAACTTCCACCATTAAATCAATTTCACTTTGAGTCATCATCTTTTGTCACCTTCCCCATGAAGTTTATTATTTTTTTCTCGTTCATTGAGTTTAAATAAATTATTAATTGCCACTTGATTTAAATCTTCATCTAATTCAGTAGCAATAGTAGCAGCATACCAAAGAACATCTCCTAATTCATCAAGTAATTGTTTTCTTCTTTCTTCAGTAATTTTTCCTCCATCATCCCTCATTATTTTTTTAATTTTGTTACAAATTTCTCCTACTTCACCAGCAAGACCCAAAGCAGGGTAGTAAATATTATATCCCTTACTTGGATATATTGCCGTTTTAAATGCTTTTTGTTGATAGAAATTTATATCCATTTTATTCTCCTAGCCACAATTACTGAATGTCCAATTTCCTGCTAATCTATTTCTATTCATAGTAAATCTTTCATTAAGAACAGGAAGTATAACCACATTCAACACAAGTACCTCCATTTCGACAACCTGTACCCATTTCCAATGTCCAGTTATTGCATTTGGGGCAGAGTTCCATAGATTTTCTTTTATATACTACTTTAGAAATTTTGTCAATTGCATCAGTAATGGCGTTTATTGGTTCAAGTTTTTCAATTGTTTCACCTATTGGTTTTTCTGTAATAAAATAAAGTTCCATTAAATGTCCAACTGCTGCTGCAATAGAATCAACTCCCATCGGGGGTTCAAAATAGTTTTTAATCCAGAATTTTTGTTCCTCAGTGTTAATTAATCTTCTGGCAATTTTTTTGATATTTTCAGGGGAATTATCTTTTTGAATATCAGAGGAAATTGATCGAGATATAACATCCCAAAGAAGATTAATATATGAACCTTGTTTTCCCATCCTTACAAATACTTCCAATGGTTTTCCATCTTGGGTTGTATTAAGAGTTAAATACATTCTACCATGTGGTGTATCAAATTCAAAAGTTTCTCCCGGTCTTCTAGGAGGTCTTTTAACATGTCCATTTAGTACCCTATGATTAATATATTCCATATTATATGCGGCTGCTTCTGCTGTTCCAGTAGGAGGTTCAAAATTAGGAACTATTCCTTTACCTTCTTCAATATGAAATTCACCAATTAAATTTTCTTCTATTCCTTTTTCTTCACTAGGAATGTCTTTCCATCCACCCCAATGTAAAGCATTTTTAGGATTATTTGCATCAGGTATATCTTTTTTACCAAAATTCATAGGTTGCCATTCTTTACAACCATCACGATAAACAGTAATTCCCTTTAATCCCAATTTCCAAGCAGCAATATAAATATCTTCAACATCTTGTTCAGTTGCTTCATTAGGCAAATTACAGGTAGAAGATATTGCCATACTTATCCATCTTTGTCCTGCTGCTTGAACTTTTAGTTTATCATGAGGATTAATATCATGAGCTACTTTAAATTTCTTTTTAATATAATCAGGTATCCATGAAAGACTTTGAACTGAACCATTATTTTCAATTATTTCATTGAGCAATTTTTGTTTATTATTAACCATATAAGGTTTATTACTATAATTAGAGTTTAACCATTTTTCAAATTGGGGATTAACAAATTTCATTATTTCATGATATTCAGCTAATTCTTTTTCCCATACAATAGCTGTCAAGGGTTCGAACGAATAAGAACAATCGGCACTAATTGATATTGAACCTGTGGGGGCAATACATGTCCAACTAGAATTACGAATCCCGTAAGTACGATACGATTTAATATCATCGCTGTTACACCCATAATTTTTAAGAAGTTTTTCAAAATGTTTTTGATCTTCTACAGGAATTACACAGGGCAATTTACCTTTTTTCTTACATATTTCCAAAGAAGTTCTAATTGCTTCTAATGTTAATGTCTTACATATTTCATGCATACGAACACAACATTCTTTACTTCCATATTCAATTCCTAAATAGACTAGCATATCAGCAAATCCCATTATGCCCAATCCAATTGGTCTTAATTCTCTCATATTTTTTTCAAATCGTTCATGAATATAGGAAGTCTTATCAAGAATATTATCAAGAGCAATTGTTCCCCATTTAATTGCTTCTCTAAATTTTTCCCAATTAAAAAATAATCCATGCCCATGTTCAGTAAAAGTTGGATCAACTTCTTCCTCTAAACATTGAACCAAATTAATTGAACCAATTACACAAGCAGTATCAGGAAGTAATGGAACTTCACCACATGGATTTGTGGAAACTATTTTTCCTTTACTTGGAACAGGATTAAATTTATTAACAGTGTCAATGAAGATTAAACCGGGATCACCCTTACTCCAAGCATTATGAATTAATTTTTTCCATAGTTTACTTCCATCAATTGTTTCTTTAATTTCAATTAAAGGATTTGGAGAACGTAATTCAATTAAAAATTCATCTACTGCTGGACTTCCAGTTAATTTACTGGCACATCCCATAAAAGCATCATCCATCAATATAGATAAATTAAAAGATGATAGATTTCCTGTTTCTTTTGCTTCAAGCATTTCTAATATGTCAGGATGCCAATAGTCAATAGCACCTAAATTTGCTGCCCTTCTATGTCTTCCACCTGATCGAACGGTTTCAGATACCGTATCACAGACTTTAAGATAGGCTAATGGACCGGATGCAAAACCCCCGGTGGATAATGGACTTCCTTTTTCTCTTAATGCTGTAATTCTAAATCCTGCTCCTGCACCGGAAGCATAAATCAAACTGCAAATTTTCCATAATTCTATTATAGATTCCATTGAATCTTGAAGATCAATAACAAAGCAAGCACACAATTGATTATTGTGAGCATGTTTTTCTGTAATTCCAGCATGAATCATGCAAGGTGTATTGGGCCTGAATACTTTATTATGAATTAGATGAAAAAACATTTCAAATTCTTGCTGATCATTACTTATTCCTTCTGCAACTCTTAAATTAGTTTCAAAAATATTAAGTTCCCCATTATTTTTTGCTAAATATAATGCATCATATATCTTTTTTGCATTATCAGAATATTTTATTTCCGGGGTATTATCTATTAAATGTTGTACTTGTTCAGGCCATTTGCTCATTTGGTTATAACCTCCTGACTTGCATAGACTAATTTATAATTAGCTCCACAACAATTACATTTGATTCCTACTATGTTTTTAATATATTTTTCAAGTATGGGTTGTTTAAATCTTTTATTGTTATTATAACAACCTTCCATACACTTAACGGCTATTACTTTCACTTCCTGATCTTTATTGCTTGTCAACATTCGCCCAAACCTCCAATTTCCTTATTTACTTCAATATAGGTTAATGTTGCTTCAAGTTCTTGAGCACAATTTTGTAACCGTGTAGCCTCTTTTTCCCACCTTTCTTTTAATTGCCAAAGTCTTAACCAATCAACATAACTTATCATTCGTTTAATCCTTTTCCCAATCGAAGTTTTAATACTTCTGTATGGTGTTCATAACAATGGAGTGATTTAGAAGTAAATGAAAGTGGTCCCGGTTCTACTCCAAGTTCATTTGCAATATATTCGTTAAGAAGAGTAAATCCCCCCATATTCTCAGGAAATCCTCCCCACAAATCCCATGATCTGTAAATGACTTTTGTTAGAAGATAATTTTTTTCTTGGTAATATGAATTTCCTTTACAAAAAGGACAAGGGTAATAATTAAAAGTACCCACAAAATTTCTATGCTCTTTACTACAATCTTCACATATAAAAAATTTATCTTCAATTATTCTAAAATCCAAACCTCTTAAACAGGGACTTGTCTTTCTTTCCATTTCGTTTTCATAGGGAACATCATAAGCAAAATTGGATTCAGGATAGCCTACAGTTAGAAAACAATGTTCGTTTCCAAAACCTTTTTCCTTGAAATGTTTTATAATCCATTCCACTTGATTAGGAACTATTATTGCTTGATTTACTTGTTCAGGAAAAACACCCCACATTTTAGCATTTCTTGCTTCAAATTCAAGTAAAGGAACATGATAAGAACCGCCCACAATAAAAGTTCCATATCTGTAATCTTCATGCTCTGCCAATTGATTATCCATTAGGTAATTAGCAAAGTATTGATCAATTTTATCATCAGTTGTGGGAACAGGTACTCCTTCAGGAAGTATAGGGGCTAAAGGTATTGTATGTGGATAATGAATAAAACCACTTGCATCATCTAATGCTAAACGATGTTCACCAGCATGTGAACCATCAGTTATTAGATATTTCCTACCTTTTTCATAACAAGCTAGAAGTAATTTAAACCATGCATCATCGAGTGTGGTTGCATCAATATAAACCGGATTAAATTTCATTAAAAAGTCCTCCATACTGTTGCTGTTCCTGTTCCACTAAAAGAAAATGTCATTGAAAAAGTAGGTTGTGGTCTACTCATTCCCAATTTCAATTTCATTAATTGTTTATATGCATTATTTAATTCCAACATTCTTTCATGATCTCCACCCTTATCGGGATGATACTTTAATGCTAATTCTCTATATTTTGCTTTGATATTTTGTTTTAGTTCCTTTAATGCTAAAGGAGGATTTGGACTACTTAAAACTATATCCAAATCCTCCGTACCCATCTCCAATATTGTCATTAATTCAGGGATTGAAGATGCTTTCATTTTACGTTAAATTCCTTTTTAAATGTAAGTTATCAGTTACTTGTTGAAGACTATTAAGAGGAATACTATTAGCCAACAATGAACTTTTGGTATCTGATCCCTGAGAACTTCCAAAGAAGTAGGAAAGAATTGTTGTAAAACCAGTGGCAAGAGTTCCAAGCAAAACATAAGCAAGGTTATTTACACCGGGGGGAACTACATTTAATGCAAGCAACCCACAAATAGCAAGGAAGCCCGATACTACAATCCAAGCAAGAACATAAAGATTAAAATCTTTTTTTGTTACTGGTGTTTTCTCTTTTGGAGGTAGTACAACAGTATTATCAATACATGGAGGTTCTGGTGCTATTGGTTCTGGTTTTATTGGTTCAGTTGGTGCATCTACAATAACATCATCCAAATCAATTACTTGATCATCAGGTGGTACTTGTTCTGACATTTCTGTCTCCTTCTCTGATTCTTTTAATTCTTTCCTTATTTGTTCTAATTGTTCCTCTTTAATTCTTTGTCTCATTTGTTCTATTCTTTCTTTAGCATTCATATCCTTCCCCTTATTAAATTTATGGATCGGCCTGTTAATTACTTTTTGTATGCTTTAAGTGCTTTTTCTTTTGCTTGTGCTATTTCAGTAGGGGTATCATTGAAACCAACACAGAATGCAGAAAGTATAGGACCGATATAGGCATTTGCTTTTGATATATCAGTTCCCGCATTTGCCAAACCAGTTTGAATATTATTCCAAACTGTATTTAGCATTGTAACGGCAGTTGTTGCTAGAATGCTATCAACAGTATCAAGATTAGTAATTTTTGCATGGACAGTTGACCACAACTTTGCAAAATTATTCTTTAAGTCTGTTTTAATTTTTGCAAGAGCAGCAGGAGTTGCCGGACCTGTAACTGCACAAATATCTTTTGTAACACTATCAATTTGAGGTCCGACACTTGGAATAAGTGGAACTATTGAAGCTAAAATTTGTCCTGCTATTGTAGTAGTTGACAAAACAGCAATACTTGGAGTACTTGGAACATTAGTTGGTGAACTTGGAGTTGAAGCACAACCCATAATAAGAGTTAAACTTAAAATACCTGTTACTAACATTTTCTTAATTGGATTCATAATTACTCCTTTTTAATTTAATTTTGGCCGACCCATAAACTCAATAGTTATTCTCCAATTCTTATTACATTTTTTCCTGCTTCTATTAATTCATCTTCATGAGATATTATGATTAATTGAGTTTCTAATTGTTCAGAACTACCCTTTAACACATCACAAACCGCTTGTAAACGATTTCTTTTAGTGTTCGTAAGTGGCTCATCTAAAAGGAGAATTTGGATATTGTCCGATTCCAACTTGAGACAGGCAAGCCTCAAAGTATATGAAATAACATCTAAAACACTTCCTCCACATGTATCTTCTTTTGGTTCTAATAAAACACCATTTTTATTGAGAAAGAAATGTGGTTCTTGTGCATCTCTCCTGTCTTCAATAGTTATAACAAAGGAATATTCTTCACCATGTACTGATTGTAATGCAGTAGTTACTATATCTTCGAAATATGCTTTTACTTTTTCTTGATGCCTTCGACTGAGTTCTCCTATTAATGTTTTATATTCTTCCAAAGTCTCAAGTTGATTAGAAAGATAAATACATTCTTTCTTGGCTTTAGCCAATTGAGATTTTGCATATTTAATTTCAGCAACACCTTTAGATATAATTTCGTTTAATTTATCAATCTTCCTCATTGAGAATTCCCGCCTTAATCATGTCATTTTCGATAACATCAATTTCATCAGTCAATTCTTTTTCTTTTCTATTTATTTTATCAGTTATCTTTTTTCTCTCTGCTTTAGCTTCTTCAAGTGAATCACAATCAAACTCTTCAGCCAATTTTTTCTTATACAATTTTTCAGAAGCTATTCGCTGATCATTTTGTTCTTTGAATTCTTCATATGTTTCTCTTAGTTGTTTAAGCTTATCTTCTGGTTTCATATGATTGTAGCCTCTACAATATCTTTTGTCACATCTTCAAGAATTTCAACCTCTTCTTCTTTTTCTTTTTCAGTAGGCAAAAGATAGTAAATTGCAATTGCTCCGATAATAACCAATGCCCCTATACCAATCCATTTTAACCCTACCCACATTTAATCTCTCCTTTTTAATTTGAGTTTACTAACTTCTGCACCAAAGGATATTTTTTCTCCAATAACTCTTTTAAGTGAATCTCGTATTTCTTGCTTTAACTCTTCGTCAATGTTTTCGTCAAGTACTTGTATAAGCAAATTCAAAAATCCTGAAACATTTCCAACTACCTTACTTTTGTTGATTATATCAACAATATTGGACATACTATTTCTAATTTCTCTGGTGGTTCTTGTTAATTCAAGGTGAGATTCACTGATTACTTCATCGTATTCTTTAGCACATTTGAGAAAATATTTTTCATATTCAAGTGTATCCAATTCAATTATAACTACATGGGGATTGTGTTCATTATCCTCATTTGCATCTCTTCTACAAAGACAACCGGGATTAATTAATAAACTTTCAATTTGATCAAGATCATCTAATTTTTTATGAATATAAGGTTTATGCCAATCACCACATAAGATCAACTGATATTGTTTCATCATTTCCCATTGAAGGCAATGGTCCGGATTGGCTTTTATCCATGCTCTATGATTATTCTTCCTTGTTATAATTGGCCTATGAGATACAAGAAAGCATTCATCCTTATTTCCAATTAGTTCTCCCCAATCAAGATAGGCAAATCCATATTGAAAAGACTCAAATTCAGAAATATGTTTTACATTTAATAAGTTTTCATATAATGCACCAAGAGCAGTATGCCCAAAAGTTTCTAAGGTATGCCACCACAAATCATGCTGTCCGATGACAAAATAGAAATCATTATTTAGTCGTCTAAGTTCTTTTGATAGACGGTTATAAAGTGAATAAGCAAGATTGGGGATATTAGTTACATCCCCATTACAGATAATAGGAGCATTTAAGTCATTTGATAGATTGATTACTTCCCTTAACTTTACAAATTGGAGTTCGGTAAGATCATCTTTTCTGCAAATAGGATTTTTACCTGAGATATGAATATCACTTAAATTAATGATTTTCATGGGATTCCTCATTAATAATTTTTCCACATACGGGACATATACCAATTTCATTTAAAAGTTTTTTGTAATCATCTTTTATCTTTTTCATTCTGGCAACTATTTCATTGTTACCATATTCAATCATAAGTTCTACGGTTTCATTAAGAGTTTTGTAATAACTTTTTAAATTATTTAATGTTTCTTGGGTAAAAGTTGCATTTTCAATTCTACTTTTAATTTCTTTTATTATATCTTGATGTAGTGGTTTCATTTCTTCTAGCACATCAATTATTTTATCCAACTGATCGTGTTTTTTTGTTAATTGTCTTTGGTCAAAATTCATTTTTTCAATCCTTTCCATTCTGCCTCTAAAACTTTCCATAGTTAGAGGATGAACATATTTGATTGATTCCAGTGCATCAATTAGAAATGAAATATCCTTTAGACGTTTATTCATACTTTCAATAGTTATTTGATACTTATGAATTACATTAAGCCTTTTTTCAAATTCAAGAATCGGTTCCAATTTCTCTATTGTTTCCTGAGCTTGTTTCTTGAGTGCTATTTGAAGTTTGAAAGCTGTCCTGCATTTATTAAGTTGTTCCTTATTATCATCCTGAATCTTCTTTTGATCTTCTAAACCAAATGCTTTAACTAATTTAGCATTGGCAGTTCCACCAGTTTCAAATATAAGATAATGTACCTTGGGAACTTGTTTTTCCCAATTAATTTCTCTTAATGGAAGAATTTGTTGAACAGGTTCAGGAACATTTTGACCAAACTTGGTTAAATTGTGAATGAGTTTGTCTGATTCATATATTTTATATCTATTCCTTGTTCGTTCAATTCGATAGTTTGTTCCATCTTTTCTAGTCTCAACTGCAACAAAGAAATCCTTTTGCTTGTTATATGCAAATTTACGGTGAGCATTACTAGGCTTATTATGAGCAACCAAATACAGACCCTTAAAGAACGTGGATTTCCCCGCATCATTATCACCTATGATTACATTTGATGTTGGAATGAATTCAACTCTGATCCATTGCTTATGAATACCAAAGTTTTTTAATTCAATTGAAGTAAGAATTTGCATTTTCAATACTCCCTCAAACCTTGAATTTTTCTTTCTTCATTCTCAAGTATTTGATTTGCTATTTGATTTGCTCTTTTATTTAAATCCTGAAGTTCCTTATTTCTTTTTATCCATTCTCTATGATGAACATAAGAAACATACACAGAATAGGATATTCCTATAAGTATTACAATATTAAGAAATAACCAAAGGTATATCATTTTTTATTCCTTCTAAAATATCCACAAGTAGGTAAATGTTCCATCGGTTTTCCACATTCAAGACAATTAGTTCCGGGATATTCTACTTTTAATCTTTTATACAGTGCTTTCCTGCCTTCCCACAAATCAAAGGCATATCCACATGCTCTGCAAATGTACCAATTTGCTCCATCAATTCTCTTTAATTTAAGTTTTGGGAATTGCTCTCGTCTTTTTAATATTAGCTTCGTACCAATCATTTTTATTTACTCCCCAAACCAAATCAAATAATGGAATAAATACTTCTCCCCTTTTTGTTGTTTCTTCAAATATTTGTTCCCTTGGAATCCATAATTCAAATTTAGTCATGATATTTGGATTATCGGATTCTAAATAACAGTCGGGAAAAAGTTGCAATCTATATACGTTTTTTCGAAATAGGAAGTAAAACCAATTTGTTTTAAAAGTATGACAGATTGGTAAGAAGGTAATAACCATATCGTCTTTTCTTGAATAAATGGCTTTAAATGGTTCTTCATTATTAGTTTCCCCATATATTAAACTTCTTGTATTAGACTCCCTTCTGGCAAATGTAAAATTACCAGATTTAATTGTACTTATAATATCTTCTTTTGTAACATCCTGAGATATTCTTTCTGGTAATTGCATTCTTTGTTCAGCATGGGGAACTAAATTTGCTCTCCTTCCGTTATTTGCATAACTTGTTCTCATTTAATTTCTCCATGTAATCATATTTTAGCTAAACAATCTTGTAGCATTTGAAAAAGAAGTGGACGATCCAATCTAATTTGTTCACAAGTATGTTGAGCAAAATTCATGGGATCAATAAATGCAAAGAATAATTGAATTTCTTGAAATATTTTCCAATTGGAACTTCCAATACATTGTTCCACATATCCTTCTAAATCCTTTCTCCTATCAATATCTTGTATTTGACTTATCTTTTTTATTTTATTAGTCATTCTTCTTATTTGTTCTTGCATTTAATTTCTCCACTAATATCGTTAATTTGCACCAATCAAGGAATTTATCAAGTGAATAAATCGTATAGTTTCCGTCATCATCTGATAAATCAATAAAGTCGAATGGTGGTACACCAAATAAATCAATGCAAACGTGGAATATTGAAGTAGGAACGCCCATACAAGCCCTTTTATTGGGCCGTCTGAAAATAACAATTGGTTCCCGCCCCGTTTTCTCTGCATCAACTAAACTTTCTTGCCAAAATTCCTTAAATTGAACAGGATTCTTGGTGTTGGATGAATCGATACAATCAAGTAAGCACCAATTAGTTTTACTTACTATTCCACTTTTGTTTTTTCGTTTCTTACGATAGCCCGTTTTTAATTCAAAGTTGAATACATCAATTAATGGTTTGCCAATTTCATCTTTATATCCAAGATCACCGTGTTCATTGGCAGTTTGCTTTCCTCTTTTAAAACGTGATGTAGCTCTTGCTCCTGATCCACCAGTTCTCCAAAATATATCATCACGTTTACCATTAGTCCAATTAAGACTGATCAGAGTAGCAATTTCTCTTTCAAAATCTCCACCTTTAGCCATTTTAATTACTTTCAATTGTCTTCATCTTCAGCCATGTATTTAGGTTTTAATCATTTTCAATGAAATTAAATTTCCAATCGGCTCAACGAAAATAAAAAGAAGTAAAACAATCTCCATGTATTATTTCATATTTTCTCATTAATCTTCACCATTACTGTACTTTGGACGAAGATCAACTTCAGCTTCTTTTTCCAATTCATTCCATGTCTCTTGTACTAATTCAAGAATTTCTTCCCAATCATTAGGATGTTTATCAAGAAATTGTCTAAATTCATCTCTGGTATATTTTTTATCTTTCCACCATATTTTATTCTTTCCTTCAAGCATATCATGATCTTTAAGGAAATCAATACAACTTCCATAATTGTCAACACCATATGCAAATAGAATATCAAAACTTACAGTACGATATGGGGAGGCTACTTTATTTTTCTTGCATACGGAAACAATTCTTATTCCCTTAACAATCTTACTTTTATCTGTCTTGTATTTCTCTGCTTCATGTAACCAGAATACCTGTGAGGCGTAAAAATCTAATGCTTTACCACCACTTCTCTTTTGTTTTGCCCCAAACATAACTCCGATATTATCTCTTGTCTGAGATATAATAAAAAGAATACAATTAGTATGATTCATTTCTTGAGCCATATTCCTGAAGAATTCACTCATACCTTTTGCTTTTCCTGCCCCCATTGTTCCTTTTATTTTTTCATCTTCTGAATTGTCATCGTCATCTTTTTCCATTTTCTTGATTGTTGCATTGAGCTTTTTATTCAATTTAACTTTTTCAGCTTCATCACTTAATGCATCAAGAGAATCAAGAATATAAATAATAAGATAAGCATCAGGATTATCCCGTATGCTTTTCCACAAATTTGCATGAAATTGATCGACAGTTTTTGAATTAATCCAGATAATATCATCGACAGGAACTCCTAATTTAATTGCCCATTCCATGTCAAATGCTGCTTCAGGTTCATCATAAAAAATTATTACTTTCTTATCTAATTTTTTATGTGTCCAATACCATGCTACATTAACTAATTCTTCAGCCAATAAAGTTTTACCAGTTGAATTATCTCCAACAACATTAACAAATCTACCTCTTACATATCCTTTGTCTATTTTGCCGGATAACATTAAGTTAAGCATAACAGAACCAGAATTAACCCATACTTTCTTTTGTCTTGGATTATTTAATTCATCTTTAAATACTTTCTTTGTTGCCATTTTAGTTTTTGCCATTTGGTTTCCTTATTTTTTTATTAGGCATTGTTGGTTTACACATGGTTAGTACGCCAATACCTATACAAATCATAATACCTATACAAATCATAATAATCATGTTAATCCTCTTTTGTTGGGGAGAATTTCACCCCCCAACTTATCTGTGATAGTTTTACCTTGTTATATTATGCCTTATTAGGTTGAGATGAAAACTTAGGTTTATTTGCTGGTCCTGATTCTTTAACTCCCCTAATAAATTCAGGAGATTCCATTACGGGTTTTCCTTCAATAATTTCTAACCTATTGAAATCAAACCAATAACCGGGGGTTACTTTGCCTTTTTCGTCAGCAGCAGGAACTAAAATAACTTGAATGCAACCATATAAATCAAAGGCAATAGAAGTAGCAACACCAGTGTATCCAGTAACACGATCATTACATTTATGACCAAGTAGATTTAAAGCATCATTTATTGTAATAGTTTTTCTAGTCATTTTTAATTATCCTCCTGTATTTCAGCAACATGTTCCAGAATGGCATTTACCATTTCTCTTCTGGACATATCATCATCGACAATATCATCAATTCCATGCTTTTTTGCCCAAGATATTAATTGACCTGATTTCATTTCATTTATTTCATCTTCAAGTTCATCAATATCCATTTTCAAAAGTTTTTTATCCATTTTCTTACTTTTGGTTTCCTTTTCATCATCGTCATCATCATCGTCATCATCTTTACTCTTTGATTTCTTTTTACCTCCACTTTTTATATTTTCAGTTTTCATTGACTCTTCAATTTCCTTTTGGGTAGGAATGTGAAATAACCATTCAAGTACATTCATACTATCTTCTTCAGCCATTTCAATTAGTGCATTGAGCTTTTTCAAAACCTTCTTTGGAATAGGAGCATCCCTATCTTCTAATGAAAAGGATTCATAATTAGGGAACTTCCTTTTTTTATCATCTTTAATAGAGACTTTAAAATAAACAGTTTGCCCTTCACCATCCTCTTCAATATCAGATATATCTCTGATCTTTCCAGACTTCTTATCTCTTACCAAATCCTGAATCTGACCTTGGCAGGATTTCTTTGGTAATGTAACAACACCAATAATAGGTTCGGGTTCTTCTTTTTCAGTAAATTCTACTGTCCTATCATAAATTAAATAGGCAACACGATCTTGAGGATAGAATTTGATAATAGCATCTTTATTATCATCATTTTCTTCCCTGAATAAGTCATTTTGTTTCTGGCAACGATAACATTTGTCATCCTTATATCTCTTCATACAAATATAATTATCATTGTCAGAACCTACCCCACCATGAACCTGAACTTCTTCACAATAAGGAATTTTAGGATCAAATGAAATAGGCAGCAAATCCCAAGCATATTGCCCCTTCTTTTGGGAATTTATTTTAACCAATTTAATTTCATTTTCTTCTAATTTTTCCGTATCCCAAATAGATTTACCACCACCCGCACTACCTTTAGATTGTTTATCTCTATCCTTGTAAGTATTTTCTAAGGTAGATTGATTACGTTTCTTAAATTTGCTTTTGAATTCATCGTCATCATGTTTTCCCATTTTGCATTTACCTTTCTTGTTAGATTAAGTTACAGAAGATTTTTCTAATTCAATAACTAATTCATATACTTCTTTAATAGCAGAAACAGTTACTTCTAAATTTTTATCATCGAGACTATCATAAATAATTTCAGATAATGATCCAATTTTATCCCAAGTTTCCTTTGAAATTGGGGAATGACATAATCTTGTATGCGTTTTAAAATTAAGTTCAATAATTTCAGGAGTAGCACCTAATATCTTTTGTTGACATGCACTACATTTATAATGTGTAAGCACTTCTAATGTTGATATTGATTTTATCTTTGCTTTTACATGTTTAACATAAGCCATTTCAATTACTCCTTTCTGCTCTGTCTTTTCTAGCTCTAATATTCAAATCATAATAGCCTTTAGCCCAAAGTTCATATGCAATTTGCATATCTTGTCCTTTTGCCCTCATTGCAGAGATATAATTGTTCCATTCATCTTTCTCTGCTTCCGCCTTGTTTACTTCCATTTTCAAATCTTCTAATTCGTCAAATTGCCTCCTAATTGTACGATTAACAAGAGCATCTGTAAGCTTATGATCTTTTTTAATTCCATAAGCTTCAGGATCATTTCTAACCCTTTTAGCACATTTGTCTTCTAGCTTATCAAATTCAAATGCTAATTCCTTCCATTTGATAAACTTCTTTTTGTATATCTTAATCATCTTACCCATATAGGTAGCATGATCTCGAACTTCTTTTTCAAGATTATTCAAATCAACTGACAATACATCCACTGGATCAAAACCATATTTATCTACATAAGAATTTCCCATTAAATCTCCTTTCTATTTAAATAAGGATAGGGAATGGGGGAATCCCCCATTCCCTGCAAGGTTAATCCAAGGATATTGAACGCTTAAATTTGGTAATGCTTTTTTCAATAGAGTTTTCGACTTTTTCCATATTTTTTGCAATTGCTTTTCTTAATGCCTCTGAAGTTCTCAAATCCTTGGCATTAATTCCAAACATGGTATCCTTAGCTTCCTTGATTATATTGTTTAGTTCTGTATCCTTGAATACATTCTTCGTTTGAAATTCATGAAAGAATACATCCAATTTATCCAATTGATCCTGTCTTATTACTTGTTGCCCATCATCTCCGGTAAGCACTCCTGTAATATGTTCTACAATTTCAAGAAATGCTTCTCTAAGAAATATAACAGCTTCATCTCTTGTCTGTTTCATCAATTGCCTGTATTTCTCCATTTCTTCTTTATAGACATTTGGAGAAAACTTTTGCATTTCACCGGGAACTCTCATTTCAAGAAATCGAAATTTAACCCCAAATCTTTCCTTAATATTTTTGGGGTAATCTTTTCGATTAAATAGTCCCTTTTTATCCAATTTCTTTTTGGCAAATGCAATAAGACTATCAAACTTTTCATCCAGCTTTTCAGCCTTTACTTCAATTTCCCTTTTAATTTCTGTCAAGCATTTGCTCAAAGCTTCTACTTCATCCTTTGCAATGAATCTAAAAGCTTCAATTGGAAATGGTAAAGCAACACTATCAATTTCTGTTCGGAACTTACTAATAAGGGAATTAAGGTCTTTCAATTCTGTTTTGTCAATCAATTGCTTTGTACTTTTAATCCAATCCAAATCTTCTTCATCTTTGAAAAGCTCTTTAAAGGCATCACCAGAAATCTTTTTAGTTGCTTGCCAATTGTGAGTTTCAAAAATACACAACGTACCCAATTCAAATACTTTTGCGGCATCTTCCATTTTGTTCTCCATTCTTTTAATTGAGGGTTTAAGTAATTAAATTACGTTTAAATGGTTTAATTGATTCTTTTGCTTTCTTTGGATATTTTATTTTATGAACAACTTTATTTCCTATTGAGTTTTGAAGGTTACTCCATTCTTCTTGTGGTGTCAAGACATTTTTAATTGCATCTGGTGGCAAATGGTCAATATCTACTAAAATATTACCATTTATTGCTAATGTTGCCCTTTGATATTGATCAGTATTAAGTTCATTTATTTTAAGTGCGGGATGATCTGGTGAATATAAACCTATCATTGTTATTTCTGAATAATCTCTTCTAACTATTATTTCAATAAATCTTCCTTTTATTTCAAATAAATAACGTCTACCAATATCATACATAGCTAATACATTAAAATTAATTATATCTCCTGAACATCTTTGAATGCTCACAACTCCATCAAATTTTTTAAATCTAATTGTGATAGTTTGTCCTTGTGATGAAGGAAGATTATAATCTCTAAATGTGTTTATTATTTCAACAATATCTATTGTAAAATCAGCAATATTACCAATTGATTTATT